GGCGCATATGTGGGGTACTTATATAACGTTCAGATGTAACGCCATATGACGCATCACACACTTGACATCCTGGAATTCGATGCACTAAACATCTATACTTAAGATACGAAGAAAGGGCATAATGAAACCGCTCATGCTTGAATCTCACTTCACTGGCACGTCGAACTTGGACACTGTGATGGGGCAGATAGACAGGCCTGTTTTGAGGTTGCGTGCATTCGAGAAAGACAAGAGTGCCTCATTTGTTTGTTCACACAGGTTTCGCATTATTGATTCGGATGTGTTCAGGGCACACCATTACGGTGGTGCTGACATTCTTATTGGTGCGCCTCCGATTCACCCGTACACGTGTCGTTGTTCGGGGTCGATCAAGGGGCTCAGTCTCGAGTGGCTGGGGTCGCTGCGTCGGGTGCGGCAGGTGATGCCTCGCTTCGTGTTCTACGAGTGCGTCGTGCATGCTCCGTGGGATCGTGTGCGTGCGCGCTTGTCGCAATGGGGTTACGTGTGTGCTCTGGCTACGGTGAGTGCGTGTGATGTGGGTGCACCCCACAGGCATAGGCGCACTTATTTACTGGGTTGCCTGGAACCCATTAATGTGAAACAACCGCTTTATAAGCGGAACCCTTACACACTGGTTCCTTCGCCTACTCCAACCATGAATAGGTCACCACTCACTGATAATCAGCGCACGAAATCTAATTTTCAGACATGGCTATCAAAGCATGGTGATGAACCGAGTGATGCTTTTGCTCACTGGGCCACCATTATAGGTTACGAAGCACCTACTAGTAATGATTTTATAAAGAAGAAGGAAAGAGTGTCAGAGTGGCTGATGGGTATTCCTTATGGGTGGGTGTCCAATCAAAACTTATCACATAGAACGGCTTGTTTACTTATCGGAAGTGCTTCTATTTGGCAGCAGGCGCACCTCGGGTTGTGGCGCACATCACTCGAAGTTAATCGTTTGCTCACTTGAAAACGCTTAGGTTTCAGCTATTGTTGGATTAACAACTTAATAGAGTTCACCCCGACCCAACCGAAAGGAACCCGATCATGAACACCGTCACCAAGACCGACCTCGTCACCGACATCGACGTCGCCGGCACCATCCTCCACTGGGTGCCCACTACCCGGTGGACCGTCCGGACCGACGAGGCCACCGCCCATCTCGATGTCATCGAGCACACCGCCATCACCCGCTATCACGGTGACCGCAGGACTGTGGGGGTACTCCTCGATTCGCTCATCGCCATGGGGTATGACTTCGATGTTGATGAGGGCGACCAGTCCCTGGCCTGGATGGTCGGTCACGACTGTCACGTGTGGTCGGTTCCGGGTGAGGTCGTCATCGACACTTGTCATGCAGCTATGAGGAAGTACGCCTCAGCGTGACAGGCTAAATAGATCCGCCCCGGTGGTACCAACCACCGGGGCGGATCTTTTATACCCGAATCACACGCGTTAACAGGTCACGGTCTGCTCACTGCCCATCGTCAGCTGCCGTATCCAGCACCTATTAGTCCCATCCCATTGATCAGCCTTGAACTTCATCCATATGCGCAGATACTGCACATCCCCCGACAGTTCAACACCCGCCCATTTCGAACACATGGGCTGCCACAACTCTTTCGGACTGAACTGTTGAAGTCGCGTGTTCGTACGCTTGTTTCCTGCACCGTCCGCTGAACTAGAGCCTTCGATGCACCACTCCACGCTCAAGAACCTGTCTTTCGTCCACAGCCACACCCACGCCGTCATCCACTCACACACAGCTGCCTCCCACCGAGGCGTGACCACTATCACCTCATGATTCGGGCTTTGCTGAATGTTCTGCACATACAAACCCGCCTCCGATTTGACAAAGAACACCTCATTCGGGTTCGCAGCCTTCAAGTTGTCCCAGTAATAGGCGAAATGCGATGTAACAACCATGCGCTCATTGAGCGCCTGTACTTGCGACCGCACATCTTGAATGCTATCCGCGTTCGCCGTCGTCGCACCCTTCTGCTTATCCAAGTCGGCGGTCAGCACACCGATCTTCTCGTCCTGCGCCCACAGCCGATCCTGAAACGACTTGTCCTCTCCTGACGGCGAAATCACCACATCGAGAATTTCAACATCCTGGTTGCCATAAATATCGAAGCAGACCATTGTGTTGGGAATGTTCTCGACCTTCCACGGAAAATTCCGCTGAATGAGGCCAGTATCCAGGCCGTTGCGCTGATACCACTTATCACCCGTCGCCGGCACCGCCCATTTGTTCGCTGCATAATCCCAATATTTGACCTGCATGGCGATATTGCACTTCGCCTTCACATTCATCGTGATGATGACATTGTACACAACATTTCTAGGGAATGTTATCTTGCGCGGATCCAAATCCGGAGACCGAATAAACTGGGTCGCATACAGATTCTTCCCGTTGTATTTCTTGAACACCCCCTTCTTGCCCCCGATCTCAGCATCGCTCACGCGCCACCCAGCTGGCCACGGCAGCATGCCAGAGTCCGACTTCCCATCCTCACCCTTCGGCCCCCGCGGCCCCACCTGCCCCGGTGGCCCAGGCACGCCCTGCGGACCCTGCGGGCCAGGCAACCCCCGCGGCCCATCCTGCCCCACAGCCCCGTCGATGCCCTTGATCCCCTGTGGCCCGCGCGGCCCCGGCTCACCCCTCTCACCCTTGAGACCCTGCGGGCCGGGGATGCCGCGCAGGCCAACGTCGCCGCGGTCCCCCTTCCTGCCCCGCGGTCCCGTCTCCCCGGGCGGCCCGGGGATAGTGCTCGCCGGGCCAGGGTCTCCTTTGTCCCCTTTGTCACCCTTGGGCCCTTTGACTCGACCGGCCTGCACAGCCGACCAGAGCTTGGTGACCTCGGCCCGCACCGTGCGCATCTCACCTTCGATGGTGGTCATGTGCGTGGGTGCCACCGGTGCTCGGTTGACGAGCTCGCTGAGCCTGTTCTCGCCGGCGACGAGGATGTCGTGACAGTCCATGACGGTCACGAGCGGGCTTTCACGCGTCAACACGATATGCGATGTCCACTGCTTAGGGTTCGTGTCCTCGCCGGGTACGATGACGGGGATGCTGAACTCACCCTCCACGTTCTGGATGAGGGGCTGTATAACACTGCCCCCGTCGTCGATAACGATGCGAGGGTCGGGGGTGACTGTGATCCGACCTTTAGCAGGCCTTCCGGCACCGTCACTGAGGCGCCCACGAATCCAACCGCGTGCCATTATATACTACTCTCCCCTATTATATCATCTTTGATGAGTCTATCATATACACGAAACCCCTCCCAGCGCAAGGCTGAGAGGGGTGGTGTTGCTCACTTGCTAGTGAGCGCCTTGCCGATATTCCACAGCGCCTGGAACACGCTCCCGGCGGCCCGTTTACCCTCACGACCGGGCGCCAACAGGTCCCAGATTGCATAGGTGTTCGCCTCAATATTTTTAAGGCGGCTCACGATAGGCCCGTCGTAGCGGCGACCCTCGATTCCGGTGCCGGTCTGGTCACTGATCTCGCGAAGCCGGTCACGAATGTCGATGAAAATCTCACGGTCCTCGGATGTCATGTCAAAATCATCTCCTGAAATATTGTTGTAACGAAGAACAGTATTCCACTCGTGTAAATACGGGTGGTCGTAGAAGCCGATAACGCGAACTTCCTGACCCGTCTGGTCACCGCGCTCCCCGTAAATATCACCTGTTTCAGCAATCCACGCCTCGCAGATGTCATCCCCGGAGACGATCGCGACATGACCGTCGGTCAGTAGAATATCGCTATCCCGGTAATCATAATCGGCGCTGTAGTCGAAAATCTCGAATCCACCGTATTGCCGGGCCCAATATATGATACTACCCGTCCACGTGGACTGCGGGAACGCGGGGATACCACAGTAGTCGAAGGCATACGAAACCAATTCACTGCAATCGACGTTCCGAGGCGTCCCACCCCAAGGCGAATCCTCCCAGACGGTTAGCCGCTCGTACTGCGAGTAGCCGACAGCCTCGTTATTGGCGACAGCTCGGGCGATGTCACCGGGCGTCGGCATTGCCCGTCTCCTCGGGGACGTTCGCGTCGGCGAGCGCGAGCACCGCCGTGATCACAGGGAGCACTGCGGTGACGATCTCCTGCTTGGCGATACCGAGAACCGTGGCCAGCGAGGCCACCGCGATGCAGATGCGGTAAATGTACTTCCGAGTTTTGATACTCATTTCATTTCCTTAATTTCTTTCACATCAGTTTCGATTTTTTCGAGGCGCTCCATGACGCCTGGCCGACGCGGTACGCCAGGCCTGGCGTCGGTCCCCCTCCAATCATCCAACAGATCGTCCATTTTGGACAGTTGCCGACGTGTCCATGCCGCGAATGTAGCGAGCACGCCGAGCGTGGGAAGCATTCCAATAAGCATGTTAATGTCTATAACAATACTGTGATTCATTTCATGAACAATTCTGCGAACATCTCCCGGGTCTCGGGCCCATCAAAGAAGCATCTCCCCTGTCTATATATTCGTTTCAGGGTTTGCGGTGCACGGTCCCGGTGAGTGACGAAAACTTCACCGGGGCGCAAGTCATGGCACATCGAGAATCTTAGTTGATTACCTTTCGGTAACTTTTTCTGGCAAAAAACCCTCATTCCGTCCTTCCACACCGAGAAAGAGCCGTACCTGGTCCTGTACGTGCACATGTACCGGGCAGTACCAGTCTTCCCCATGATGAGCCACGGTGTGTCATCCTTAAATTCATTTTCGATGGAATAATCGGCGTACTCACTATTATACTTGGAAATAAATTTACCGAATCGCGTTCTCCTTACCTCGCGCCCGAAACGCTCAGAGTCAACGAACTCAATCGCAACAAAACCATCACCGAACCGCTTTATTTTTTCAGACGGTGAGATTTTCCACTCGATGAAATAAGGATTCATGATGGAGATTGCGTTACTCAACATAAGAACGCGCACACGATCGTCATACCTGTCCACAGTGCTGTAGAAATCGAGAAACGTTCGCACTTCATTGCTGAGGTAATGGTGTGTTCCCGTCTCAATAATGAATTCGTCGAAGATGATTGTTGTCACGTCCGGGAATGCGATTGACTTGGCGCTCGCCGACACGCTCAGCGCCTGGAAATACCCCATCGTGAGCCAAGGGTCGTCTTCCTCGGGGAGCGGCCCGCGGTACTGCGCCTCGGTGCCGTGCACTCGGAATTCGTACTCAGGGAACTCGGAGGCGATGTCCGCGAAGAATGTTTTACACCCTTTGAGTTCGGGCTTGTAGCGGCGTAGGTAGATGAATTGCTCGCCTTTCTCCAGAGTATTTTTTATCACCATCCGTTTGGCACCATAGGTTTTCCCCAAACCGCGAGCCCCCAGCACCATATTGATAACGGCATTGTACGACAAAATCCTGTCGAAAGAGTAGTACGAGAATTTTTTCTTCTTAGACATACCGTCTCAGCTCCCAACTACACCCAGCAAACATACTCAGCGACCCACTGTTCGGCTCAGGGTGACCATCCGGGCCACGGGCCCCGATACTCTCCCATCCACCGGCGCCTCCAGTGCAATACTCGATGTGACCACCCCCAGAGTACCATCGGCACACAACAAGATCACCTTCCCGCACCTGATCGGCAGCATCAAATGAGCCCGAGCCCGAAGCAACGACCCATCCCGTGGTGCTACCATAAATTTCCGCGGTCCCGCCCGGGCCGATATCAATGTTGCAGCATGTCATATACAGCCACCAACAAAAACCTGAGCAGTCTGTGACGCCGGTTTGGTCCGGGTGAAGACGTGCATTATACCATTGGTGATATTCGAATTTGCCGATGCTATCCCAGGCGAGTTTGGTCATCGCCTTGATGCCCTCACCAACTGGGCCACCCGGTGCAGCCCCATTATTCTGCGCCGACTCACTCGCCTTGTCCTGTCCTTTAGCAGAAGCTTTCCAATAGCCACTGCCAACACTATAGCATCGAGCGAAAGATCCGTCATTGCACTTGACTCGGAGTGTACCATCCCCCATGTCCTCAACACTTTTTATTTTTTTCGCATCAGCCGCCCTGTCCGCCGCAGCATTCCCCGAATGATCCTGCGAGTCCCCCGGATTTAATGTAATGCCATTTGTTTCTAGACGAGAAATCATATCATAGGCAACCTCGTATCGCTGGCCGACCGCATACCATTCACCTTCGTATTTGATAGCAGCCGCCATATCATCCAGCGATGCCGGGTGTGGACACGCGTTGACCAACCGTTTCAAAATTTTAGCGTAATTGCCCCACCGATGCATGACGACGATGAGCAGCATCGCCGCTTCCGTCTCACTCTCCGTATCCAGCCCGAGTTCTTGACACCGCGGAATGTAATCATTATTCAGGTCATCCAACATTTGCGAGTTCTGAATCTTATGCCCCGTCTCGGAATCGAGTGCCCCCGACAACGCCGCCCGGTCACCACTACTCAGATATGCGTACTGACGAGCCCCAATCGTCCAGGAGTCCCGCCCCTCGGCCAGCCATCCGTTCACCGTCCCCCCGAAATCAGTCCCCGACGGAAACCTTTTCAGCAGATCATAGGCGCGCCCCTGAGTCCACTGCCCGATCCCCAAGGATAAAGTATCCGGCGCAGAAATAATGCCATAGTCGTTGCCCGCCTCTACAGTGGCCAGCACGGCGATAATGCATGCCTTATGTGTGTCATCGAATGCCATAGATAGCAGTATAGCGCCCCGCAGACGATTCTGCGGGGCGCCACATTATGATATCTCAGTGCAGCTCGAGGAATGTGTTGTCCAAGAAAACCCTGGTATCCTTATCATTCGGTCCGAGGAAGCACAGCGAAAACACATAATCACCGCCACCCTCATCGGCGTGGAAGAACCCATCCACGGTAGAATAAATGTACGCACCGTTAAAAGCCCCCGGGACCGCAGCATTGAACCGGTATTCGGCGACGCCGCTGGGACCCTGGCATTTGATGCCCCAGTGAAGATCGTGCACAGCACGGCTGTTGTGATGGATCTGCGCGTGACACTGAATCACATCATTCGGATCCAAATGAATCGACCCGCTGAACACGACGGTATTCTGCTCCTGCGATCCGCGCACAGTCCGCTCCCCAGTACCCGACTTCAGCTTCTTGTACCGGGTGCGCACTGTTTTAGCCGAATCGCCAGCGGCTTTAGCTTCGTTGATCTGACTGGACAGCGACTGCACGGTCTCCAGGGCGCTGGACGCCGACGCCGATGCACCATTCGCCTGCTGAGCGGCCGCGTTGGCCTTACCCGTCGCGTCGGTCGCCTGGGCTAATGCGTTCGCAGCATTGGTAGAAGCCTCGCGGGCCGCCGCCGCGGTGGTGTCCGCCACGTTGGCCGCACTCGTCGCCTTCTCCAGGGCGCGGGAGCTCTCCCCCTTGGCGTTGGAGGCGACGGCGAGCGCCGACTGTGCCGACTCTTTGGCGGTGTGCGTATTCTCCGCGGCGTCGTTAGCGGCAGTGAGGGCCGATGTGGCGTCACGGGATGCGGTGCGAGCCTGAGTAAGCGCGCTCCCGAGATTCTCGTCGATTTTGTTCATGGCGCCGTTCAGGTCGCCGAGAACACTGAAATGATCGGACGCAACATAGAGCGGCAACTGAAAATTGTTCGTCTTGTTGGTGGCGGGCATTAGTTTACTCTCCTGTTCTGAAGGTCCTGCATTGAAAGAGATTCCATTTGCTGAGCGGTATGGGAAATGACGCCCGTACCAGTAGACACGTATTCCATGATGCTGAGAATGGCGTCCTGGGGACTGCAATACTTACCCGTAACGGGCGAAAACATCCATGTGCCGAAGTGCGTGAGGAAATTCTTACCCTCAGTTTCCAGTTCACTGATGGTCACCGGCCAGCTATCGATGTCGCCGGCGGTGCAACCCATGCGGGACAGATCATCGGCAAGGAGGCCGTGCACCGTGTAACGGTTATGGAGGTCGGAGATAAGTTCGCTCAGCTCGCAGGTCTCGCCGGTCAGCCAATTGAAAACCTTAAACTTATCATTCTTGAACTGGCGCTTCGTCCACTGAGTCAGTGTTTCCTGGAAGAGCTTGAACTCCTCATCATATTTCCGTACTGACTCGGCGATCTGCTCACGCAGTTGCTCAGGCAGTGCGTGATATTGTTCGAGCTCCTTGCGGACATCGCCGAGGAGTCGAGTAACCCGCATGTTATAGTCGGCAGCCAAATTTTCCAGATTGTTGGAGAGATTATCGCGTAAGCCGTTGTTGACCCACTTGCGGAGCTCTTCAAGAATCTGGAGATACGTATACCCGTCACGATACGTGAACGGGACCGTGTTCGTCAACCGATAATCAGGCGGAACTAAAAGGTAGTCACCGTCCTTAATAATATTATTAGGGTTATATGGTTCAGTACCAGAGCCCATAGGTGGCCCTCCTCCCCGTGAGAGAGTCATTACTGGAGCGCACCTGCATAAAAAGCTCCTGCAATTCTGTAATGACCATCATATCAACATTGGCGAACGTCTCCCGCCATTTCGCAATCAGCTGAGGCGCATGACCAGTATAACCCCAAGACCGGGACTCCTGTGACCCGCGCTGCGACGACTCACCCGACTGAGACGATTCGCCGCTCGTCTCACCCCGAACATCATTTGTACCATCGGAATGGCTGACGTTGTCATTAGCTGCCGTCGCATAGTCCCCGTCACCCGAGAGCCTGACTTGCGGCGTCTCAGACTGCACAGTTCTCGCGCCCGCCTTCTGCGCAGACACGGTGCTCGTCACCTGCTTGGCGCCCTGGGACTGCTTTCCGGCGCTGCGTCCACTGGACTCCTGATCTCCCTTGGAGTGCATGTCCTGGGTGAGAAGAGGATCAACGTTGACGAGTTCAGCCTCATACCATTTATTATAATATGGCATGATCTCGTTCATCTTCGTACGGAGTTGCCGTACAAACATATCGACCGACTCCAAACCAATCTCATTGTAATAGTAATGGTCAATGATCTTCTGGTTCAGGAAGTCCCTGTACTGCTCGTCGAAAATTGGGTAGGATTCTAGACCAATATTTTCCACACCCTGGCGCGCGATCACCTCACGCAACTCGATCGTATAGTCAGCCATTCTTGTGCATCTCCTCCAAATCAGTGCTCCCCAAACCAGGGTTCTGGTCGGTCAAGCCACCGGCGACGGCGCCCAAGGCAGCGTTCTCCGCAGTCGTCACCTCATCGAGATTCCACTGGCACATGACTTCGAGCCCATACATCTCATTGATTCGCTCACAGGCGCGTTGTCTTTCATTCAAGGCAACAGCACGCATGGCGAGAACCTGACCCGAGGCCCCCGACGCCTCTTCGACGACCATGCGCTCGCGCTTCTCCGAGTTGACGTTCATGATACCGAGCAGCGTCAGCGTCTCGTTCCACGTGCGCACCTTGGCGTCCATGACGTCCTTGATCTGATTCGGCTTGTACCCAATGTCGAACAAGGAAATTTTTTCCGCCATGGACTCGGCGCTCAGGGCTTCGGTGCCGAAAATAACTGGCTGCCCCTCTACGACCTTGTTAAAAGCTTGCACCATTGAGTTATATTCGTTATTATTGACGGCGAACACGAACGGGTGCCGGGCCGACAGCATATTGATTTCCAGTGTTCTGTCCAATGCAGCGAGACGCTGGGAATACATGGAAATGATATCCCAATCCGGAATGCGGGTCTGATTCGCCCATATCGGTACGCATTCGTTACCGGACAGTTGGCGCGAGAAAACTTGATTCCCGTACACCGTGTACCCGGTCGGATTATCATACATATTCACTTCGCCGAGACCTGTAGCTCGAAGCGTCATGAACTTTTGGAATTCCACATCGAAATAGAAAACGGTGAGCGCGTCGCGCAGAAGCGTCATCTCCAGGAAGCGCAAGTCCACCGTATCGGGCATGCCGACCCATTTGAATCTGTTGGAGCACATCTCGATGAGAATGCGCTCGTACATCGCAATAAGCTGCGTTTCACGTGTCTGGACGGGATTCAGTTTATAGCCGGCACCCTGCCCTTCGTTGAAGGGGCGGTAAATCTTGCTGGCAACCCAGTCCTTTTGCTTGTTTACGTCAGGTAAAGTCAAGGTGAATCCCCTTCAATGGTTCATTGTCTCCGATAAGCGCACTCCCGATGGTAAATGTTTTATGCCACACGGTCACGCCCTTCTCAAATATACCACGGATCGACTGTTTGAAGCCCTCCGGGCACGTCGCAGAACGAATATAGGTTTCCTTCATCTGCCAGTATGTGAAATTCTCCATGCATCGGAAATTTTTCGGAGGCCGATTGAAGACGTTCATGGCATATCCATACCGGAGCCAGAACTCGCCGATCCGCACCATCGTGCCAACATCTATTAGTTTCTGTCGTAAGACAATTTGCCAACCCTCCGCAGACAACATGAACGCGTCCCCGCCAGTCTGCCCTGATGTCGTCGGTGCAATCACGTCCGAGTCCTGAATCTTTGCGTTGACACCGGCGATTGCATTAGCGTAATCACCATTGGCGGCGAACTTCGCCATCTGCAAATTGGAGTCCGCAAAATACTTGCCGTACGAATTCTTAAGGTTCGTCATTGCGCTGGCCTGCTCGGCTCTCATGCGATTGTTTTCCATGGCAACACCGTACTCGTTACCCATATTGTATCCCTGAGTGAGAGCGTTAATGGCGCCCCCGAGGATGTTGCCACCCAGTGCGCTCGCGACGCCGGAACCAATAGCATTCACACCCGACCGCATGAACTGCTGATTAGCGTTGTACTGGGCCATCTGAGTATTATAGGCGTTACCGAGGTTCGTCATGTCCGTGCCCTGCTGCATGGACGCCTGCGCCTGAGCGAACTGAGTGCTCGCACCGCGCAAGGCCTTTTGCTGCCCCCACTCGGCGCTCTGGCGCTGATAGGCGATCTGATGAGCATTGCTCGCGGTATACATGAGATACGAATTGTTCGTGAGCGTGAATGTTGGGAAATTAGCGAACCCGGTCATGACATCAAAGTGTTCGGACCTGCCATTCCAGTAGTCGGTGACGCCGAACGATGAGGCATTCAGATTGTTCACAGTGAACATGATTCTCGGATTCGGCGGCACAATGTGAGCCCACTGAGTAACATTGAATTTCCAGTCAACAATGCTTTCTGGACGAATCATGAGGGGCGTCCCCGTGAACGTTGTCAACTCGAACCACATATAGGGCGCGGTGTAGAATTTCCACAGATGCTTGTATCGATCCGGAATGTGTGTATCGGTCCGGAACGGCGCGGCGAGCTCAATCGTCTTGTTGTTCTGGAACGCATCGCCGAAACCCTTTTTGGCAACGAAAACATCTGCGTTCACGGCGCTCTTGCCATCGTGTGGGACATCAGGCAATTTGGTTTTTCGGCCCTCAAGTTTATCCCAGTTGATAACACCATTCGGAATAGCAGTAATGCTCACAATCCCCTGGGCCACCCACGGCGCATAGGAAAGTGCCTCGGCCATCGTGGTGAAAGCGTCCACCGGCATGACGTAGACAGCGCACCCATTCGGAAGACCTTCGGCGATGCTGCCCTTCGCCGTCGTAAACTTCGGGTCGTCGCTGCTCCCGTAATCTTCTTCCAGATCAACAGTGGACGTCACGACGACGTCGTAGTTCGCCGTGTCGTACTCCTGACCCTCCTCGGGGACCGGTGTCGCTGCGACGAACTCTCGCCAGACGTCGCCGACAATGTATTCCGCACCTGTGTCCAGGCCTTCAGGAGCAGTGAGATAACGACGTCCGTTGTCGGTCCATGCCTCTTCGGCGGCGATGCCGAGATGGGAGCGCTCAACGTAGCAGCGCGTGATTTCCCACTCGTGCATGTAGGATTGCCAGACATCGAGCTGCACAGTGATTTCAGTAGTGTTGGGGGCTACGTATTCTACTGACGTGATGAAATAATAGAACGTATTACGCGTATTGACGTGATCCTCGTTGTTTCTAGCAATCAAATAATTATACGTATTCGCTTTAGAGAAAGGTACGTCAATACGAATCGGCCGGCCCTGTGCGCAATACGTCAGACCGTGAATCTGGGTCCACGTGGAGTGCTTCTTGTGACCGTGGACAATAGCCTCGAACGACTCGTCATAATTGTCCCACCATACGACGTCACGATAAGTCGCATCCCATGGAACATTGCATAAATAAACATCAGTGTTCGGTGTCCAAATGGAATAATCAAAATTGAGCCCAAAGTCTCCGATGTCTTTCGGCGGGCGGGTAATAGCACTCATAGGAAAATGATACACCATGGCCCCGGGGCGAAGAACGGTGGCAAGAACTCCCCGGGGCCATGGCGTATTCCCAACCCACACCCGATCCATCCCTGATCGGAGGCAGAGCCACCATAGCACAGACGGGCGACGACCGCAATCGAATGCATGTACTATACCGCTAGTCTGTGGAGAAAATCCGGCACACTCCAACTCCAACTCCAACGTTTTAGTTGGAATCGGGATAGTTTCAGGCCCCCTCCCCGCGCGGGGAGGGGGCCCTGAAACAGTGGTCCAAGTTACTTCTTGGGCCAGACCTTCGGAGCCGGATTAATCTCCAAGCTCCACGAGAACGCACCGCCGCTCTTCGCCGGGTCCGCGTTCCCCTTCAGCTGACCCCCTCCGACGATCCGACCACTGATAGTCACAGACGTCGCCGTCTCGTCCGAGGCGATCACGAACACGCCATCGTTGTACACGCGCGTCCGTGGGGACTTGTTGCCCGTCACCGTGAAGTCCACCGGAATCTCGGCGTCGGAGGGCAAGTCCGTGCCGACGATCGTGTAAGTGATGTACCCGTTTTCACCCGCCTTCATCTTGTCCGTACTACTGACGGGGCGCCCGTCAGCATGGCGGAATGCGTCAGGCTTGAGCTCAAGGTTCTTGGGTGTGACCACATTCACCTTTTCATCGTCAGCACCGGTCCAGAACATAACCGCCGGCACAAACAAAGAGGCGCTAATAACCTCCCAGTGGTGCAGGAAATAGTTCTGGCCGAGAGAAACCGGGTTCGGCTGGCTCGTGTTCTCCAGGAGATTATCGGCAATGACAAAGAAATCCTTTGTCGTTAGAATCGCCTGACAACCGTCAACATTCAGCCTGGAGTAGGGGACCTGGATGATCTGCGCGCTCATCTGGGCGCGGTCGAGGTTGAACGCCGCGGCCCAGGCCTCGACATTGATATTCGCCATAACCTCGGGCGTCGTAATGAGAATAAGATCACTCGGGTCCGCCCACACGGGCATCTTGCCGGCGTTGAACTTGGTATCGATGAACTTTAGGTTGCCAGCGCACGACTGCACGCACTTGATGAGCGACTTGGCGTCCGCCTCCGGCGCGGCAAGAGTCTGAAGGTCGGGGACCCTCCTGTGCCAGAAACCGCCACCGTCCTGATACTCCCTAATGAGTGACATTGTAAGAAGGAACTCGTCCCAAGAGTCGCTAGTGGAGGGCATCTGAAGAATTTGATTCAGGTATGTCTGGAGCCCAGAATCATCCAGAAAAGCGCGACGCAGCTGATCACGATTCACTGTGATCTTATAGAACTCCTGCCGATTCACCGTGTGGAATTGGCTGGCGATGTCCGGCTTCTCCGTGCCGAAGATAGCTTTCTCGCCATACTCCCGATCGGGAGAATAGTTGTAGGCGCGCAGAAGGCCCGCCTGAACTTCCTCGATCGTATCGCCGAACTGCAAGCTATTGCGCTTGAACACTGCGAGCGGGTTCTTCCAGGAGATATCCCTGGTAATGTACGATCCGACCCTGTTGATCAGCGCATCTGTGAACTCGTTCCAAGCAGGCGTATACTGCATGAGCCCACGTACCGTTTCGGTCACATTAGCCTTGGTCACATCCGGGATGCGCCGCTGATAATCATAAGACGCATCATTGCGGATGCGATTCATGATCTCAACGTTATCGAAGGGGCGGACGCCCCCTAGGTTCCTAGGCATTACTTGTCTCCTTTGTTGGCGAAGAATGCGTCAATACTACCATCGTCATCCGGACCGTTCACAGCGGCGGACGAATCATCATTACCCCTGTCATCATTCTTCAGCCCGATCTGGGTCATGAGATCATACGATTTTGACTTGAGGTCGGAGATTTGGTCTTTGAAACTCGTGTTCTCATCAGTGAGCGACTTGATTTTTTCCGACGCCGCATCAAAATTGCCCTGAAGGGAGTCGTAGGCTCCACGAAGATCATCATAAATACCCTCGGGAACCCCTTCCTCGCTAGGATTCTGGATCGCATCAATCATATTATGAAAATCCATTACTTCCTCACATAAAGATAGGGTGAGTGCTCATGCACTCACCCTATCATATCACCGGCTTGACGGAGAACGGCCGACGAAGACTGCCAATCTCAAATCGTCGCGTCAGGCGGCTTCACGCCGTAGGCAATCCTCACGCGGCGTCATCCGACTCCGCGGCCGGCGGCTCATAACCCAGCTTCTGCACAGCAGCATACTCAATCAGAGAGGCGAGGAGTGCGGACAGACTCTTGCGCTCGTCCCAGTGCTTCTCGTCGAGGAAAGCGTGCAGCTCGCTGGAAATCGTGGTGGTCACATTCTTCTTGGACATGTCAATCAACCTTATATGTGAAATGTGTCTCCCTAAGGGTGATGCCCCCCGGAACTTTGTGTGGTACTAGCTTACCATGCCAGACCTGTTCGAAAAGCAAGTCCTCCACTGTGACGTTTTTCGCAATATTCTTTGGCAGTCCGGCCACATGGATCTCATCAACCCCGCCGATTCGCTCACCGTACTGCTTCGCACGATTATATACCGCCACATCGAAGTCAGCTTCGCGCTTCCACGACCCGAAATCACTTGAATGCTCTATGATCCCTGTGGCCTCGCTCAGTAGGTGCATGGAGTCAGTGTCGGCGTAGCAGAACGAGTCATGGTTCATCTGGCAGGCCCGTATCGTGAAATCCCTCGCCCATGCCGTGATGAAACAGGCCATGGCGGTATAAATAGGGTCGCGTTCTTCGTGCTCTGCCTTGGTGAGCGCCACACGACCGTCCTTGAGAACAGGTCGCTTGCCGGTGACGGTGCGCCGAGTGCCGAATTTACCATACAAGGAATTGAGATATAATTTAGCGATGGTGCGAACCCCTCCCGTTGACTCCTCTTTCACTTTCTTCCACTTATCAGTGTATTCATCGAAGAGGCCAGTAGTTGACTCGAAAACGTAAACATAATACACATCGTGTATCTCAAAATCATAGTGTTCGCGATACAAGGTTAAGTCCGTTGAAGTCATTCCCAAATCAACACTCTCTGCCTCGTGAAGATACTCAGTACCGACAAAACGCATATTGTTCTTTAGTTGAATACATGGTAGCATTCCCGGCTTGAGGTGAAAACTCACGTTCGCATAAACAATAAATAATCCCTGTTCAGGGAGATGGTCCTGCCGCTGCGGCATGCCATAGGGGAGTGGACGCATACGCATCATCGACGGGTACAGCGAATTCACGTCATACACATGTCCCGGCCCCACGAGCCTCTTAGCGTACCGGGGGTTTACATATGTATACCCCCCTCGATAGGCGCGGCGGATCTCATCATCCCACTCATCTGGAATGATGGGGAATAATTCCCTGAAACCGCGCTCCCCCTGTTTGGACGCCTTGAAGCTCTTCAGCGTGTCACTAGCTACAGTGAGGCCTGCCATTCCCATATTCGACGCAATCGTAAGAGCCTGAGACATAATCTCCACATCAGTGCGCAGATAAGCCCACTCCTCGTTGGTGGGAGAGTAGCCAACAGGGCGTGGCTTCTTATAATCGATCTCCCCTTTCTGAATGGAAAGATCGAAGGTTTTGGCGATCGCTTTCACGCTCATGGGAAGTTTCTTCAACGAGTCCCGGAACTCGACACGCGTCTTGCCAGCATACACAATGATCCGATAGAACTTGCCGAACCCGTCAATCGTCGTCTCTATCCTATAGGGGACACTGCGATCCGCGGTGACTTCATACCCCGCTTTGAGGAGATAATCTAAGACAAAAACCCCATCGAAAGCGAGATTGTGGAAGTAAGTGATGCTGGGGGAGCGAAGGATGAACTCAATGAACGATTCGATATCGGTGCCCGTGTCGTACTGCTCCAGGTTATAAATGTTCTGCACACCCCACGCCCACACCCTACTTCCGACGACCGCGCCTGTTTCGGGGTTTACGTCGTCCACGCTTTCGAAGTCGGCGCTGTTCAGGCGTGTCTCGGTACGCTTCTTCAAGAGACCAACCCTCCACATCTTCCCACAATGACTGAAGTCTGTCCTCTCCCAGCTCGGCGAACATGTAAGAATCGCCGTCTTCTTCGTTCTCAGGAAGTGTTCCCAGGTACACCATTCCTAGGGCATCGGATAAATTAGAATCGTGCGTCCACATAAAATACAGGGTCTCATCATCAAGACTCATGAATTTATCGGGCAAATCGCTGCCCGTATACAGCGACATATTAACAATATTCTGCCTGATACCCGCCACTTTCTCCTTGATGTCAGCGGGATTCATCATTTCGCGTAGTTTCTTCTCGCGCATCGCGATGGCATCTGGCCTCATGAACTGGGTAGGTTTAGGGAAACCGCCGCGTCTCAAATTCTCAGTCATCGCCGACCCATCGAACTTAATCCGCTGCCTAAACGTGCGGTCATACTGTCCCACGGTCATATCGGGGCCCAGCCATGGGGGGTTGACTTCCTCGTATTTCTTAACGTACGCTTCCTTCTTGGCGTTCGCGCTCTTCACTGCTGTGTACAACGAGCGCATCGCCTGCGACGTCACCACGTGGCCCTCATGATCCCGGTAGAAACCGACCGTAGGGGTCATGAAGCCCTTGAGTCTCTCGATGTGGGCATCCAGCTGTTTGCTCGTGTACCGCTTCACAAGGCGTTCTGATTTACGGGGGTCATACTTCGTGCCTGAAATATCAACGCCGTATCGACCGTTATTGATCTCATGCAAAAGACTTCGTGACCCAAGCGGATCGTAGCGACCCGCTGCGATCTGTTGTATCTTCTTCGACGCCTGACGCTCCAATTTGAGCGCCTCACCCCGCTTCGACTGCAACGACATAAAGAAAGCCTCCCCCGCCCTACCGGGCGGGGGAGGGCGGCTCGTACGTACCCTATCTCACTTATCCTTGGCGAGCATCAGGCTCATGTAACGGAAGCCCCTGCGCCCCTTGCGCTCCACAGGAACGAGCTTCACAGCACCGTCCCAGCTGGACGGCTCGCCCAAGAAAGCAAGGATATTCCGCACGGCTCCCTGGATGCCCACGGAGACGGAAGCGAGCGCACTCCCATCGGAAGTGATCAGAACGACTCGGGTCGCCTCGCCAATCTCTCCGCTCTCCTCGTTGGCAACCTCGACCTTGTGAGCGACGATATCGACGACGTCGAGGGTCTCACCGAGATGATCGGAGAGGGGCTCCGCGTCGTTGACGGCACTGAAAACCGTCTTCTTGGCCTCAATGTCGGTGCCCTTCACAGTAGTGAAGACACCGGACGTGTCAAGAGTGTCCTGAAAATTCAGAGTGGTGGAAATGTCGGTGCTCATCATTCTTTCCTTTCTTAGAAGAGCGTGGACTGAAGGGTCTCAGGATGAGAGGCTTCGAGATTAGTATAGAACTTGTTGTCAGGAAATGTCAAGGCGAGAAGATTCTCAACAACATTCATAATGGTGGGGCAGTTCCTCACCATCATAGTTGTCATCAAATCACCGTCAACCCAACAATTCGCGTGAGTGTATGGCGACTGAAACTCTATCATAATACGCATCTCGCCGCCAAACGGGTGGCACGATCCTGACCATGCCTTCCCGACTCGAACGATATTAACGGAAATATCGGCGCCGTCTTGATTACTGATCGTAAATCTCATTGGTCAACCAATCGATCTGAAATGGGCCAAGAATTGAAAGTGTCTGGTAAATCTTGCTCCTGTCAAAAGGTGTACTAATAGTCGCCGTCACCATCGGCGGGGCAGGGGAGGGCTGCCCCATCGTAAGAGCGGTCATCTTGTCGGTCGCCGTCGCCGAAACGACGTAGGTCACACCATTATACGGGAAACGCGTCTCCCATTTTCCTTCACCCTTGGATTCCCACGTGATGTTAAGTGTGTCACCGTTGTTGATCTGAATGCGGTCCTTGTAGACAGCGGTGAGGCTCACGTTCTTGGCGAACACTAAGAGACACTGCTTGACGACGTCCTCCAGATCCTCATAGCGGACCTTGCGGGGGAGGAGGGTCTGCCTGTCAACAGGCGGGACGATAACAATATTGTTGTGATGAAAGGCAACCGAATAGGTATCACCGGCGATGTCCACATCAGCAACCCACTCCTCGAGGTTGCTTCGACGGGTCGTCATGGTACCGGTCTTCTGGTCCATCATGATTTTATATTCCATTATCGCCTTCCTGACCACCAAATAAGAGCAAATGAGATGGCCACTAATAGGTACAGGAGAAATGCATCAGCTACTTCTTGCAACGCTGCTCAACCATTCCGGAGAAGTAATCGAAGGCGTCTTGCACGTGTTCGCGACTTCGCCAATGAGACGTCGTAACTGTGCACAACGTTCGGGAGTCCACCTCCACAACGTACTGTCGTCCCATGAGACTGAAATCGAGGATTCCTTCACGTTTGAGGTGAATGGATTCCGCCACAGACTCCAAATAATCAAGCAAAGCAAAGGCATCGTGTGCAGGATCACAAACATTGGTCACAATGCCTCCTCAAGCATGTGCTGAGCAAACAAAGCATACTCCTCAATATCGCGAGCCAACCCCTCAGCGTCCCCCGCCGTGTAGGGCGCGCCCATATACGCACCCAAACGCCTCACAGACGCCTCCCAGCACTCGTCCCTCACCTCACCACGACGGGGGATTCGCAGGGCCCTCACAGTAGCTGCGAACGTGTCTAAGGAGGGGATCAATTCCAGTTCAAAATCAGCGCCAACCCCCTTGCCTCTGAACAGGTCGGTCATGAGCATGTCCACGTTGACGTCCCGAACATCTATTCCAACCTTCTCAATACGTGCAATGAGGTAATTCCTCGCGGCCTTATAAGTCTTGAATATCATGGCCGTTCTCCTTTCGACATGCATAACTCTACTAGGTTCCTAGCCCCAGTCAAGTCTCAAGCATGTGATGTGAGACATACGTGTGAACATTATATATGCACCTTTACGTAAGACATATGCGTATGACCATTATTAAAGTATCGCGCATAAGTCA